TGGAGTGTATTCCGCCCGGCGAGCGCTTGCCCGATAACAGATCCCGTATCCCCGAAGTTCAGCGAGATATGAGCGCCATGAGCAGTGTAGGCGGCTACGTCCTCGACAGTAGTAAACACCCGTAGGGCTTCACCACCGCCGCCTGCACCTGTAATATACAGGCGCAAATACATCCCCCGGCTGTCACCAGTCAAAGCGCCATTATCAAAGTAAAAGGACATGAACTTCATACCGGCGACATCGGATACAACCCTGTCGCTCGAAGTCCCTGCCTTAACCACGCCGCCGTCCGTATTCGCGGCAGCAATCTCGATGTCGGTCAAGTCGATTTTCCCGAGCATCTCCAACAGTTGGGTTCTCACCCAAGGTCTGAAATAAGGTGGCATTTGCTTTTCTCCCCGTTGTATTTCGTTTATAGTTCCCCTGAGCCCTGCGTATCAGCGCAGCGAGCCATCACACAACCCGCCACGCTCAGAGCATTCGGCTAACAGTTCAGACCGCTTATGACGCACTGATCTTCATCGGCGCAAAGGCTTCCGGCAATACACAATCGCCACCGACACGCTTCACAACCTTGAAGCCAACCTGATCATATTCGGCATAACGCTCTACCAGACGCTGAACAGTCATTCCCTTCCGATCCCGAATCTTGTACCCGGCCATGAAATCCCCAAATACGATGGGGTAAGTGCCGGCTTCAATATCGGGCATCCCTTCCGGGTTGACAATCGGTCTCCCAAGCAAATTGGGCGGCTTGCCAGCCTGAGTATCCGGTTGCCAAATGTAACGACCTTCGCCATCCTTCAGTTTCCGGATCTCCGATTCGGTCAGGGAATTGAAAGCCCATGATCCATTCCGCCGATAGGTTTTCTTCGGGGTATACAACACATCCGTCAGGGCGTCCACACCATTGTGACTGGCGTCCGAAAGCTTATCCCCCACGCCAGAAGGCTTATAAAGGGCCTGAACTAGAGCATTCGAAACAATTCCCCGCGGCTCATTGTCCCCTGCACCGGCGGCAAAAGCATCATCTTCGGCCTCAGACAAAGCGCGACCGAAACCCTCGTTCAATTCCTGCTCCAAATTGGCCTCGGCATCTTCAAGGGTATCAACCGCAATCAGAGTGAGGGACTGGAGTTTGTAAATCGTGATGGTACGCAACCCGGCGGTGAGTTGCTGTTCGGTAATGGCGATGGCTGCGTGACCCCAAGCAGTGGTGGGCTTGCTCAGCGCGCCCATCTGTACCGTGTCGCGCCCGGTCGTACCAACCTGGCAAATCGGCCGTAGCTCAGCCAAGTTATATGCGTTCATGATGATTCCACCTTCGTAATCGATAGGAACCAAGAACCCACCAGTGCCGTCGGATGCGGATGTCAACGCACGCTTTTCCTCGGGCGTCCAAAGATCAGCCACATCATTTTCAATACCGAGCCGGAGATACTTGGCAAATGCCCGAGTCTCCAGTTTCTTTTCCTCGGAATCTGCATCCGGATCATCGGAACTGATCCCGGGCCGATTCAACCGGGTCTCCAGATCCTTCAAAGCTTCCCGAATCGAGGTCAGCTCGGTGTTCGTCTTTTCCAGAGCTTCCTTGGTCTCCCCCGTAGCTTCACCGGCCCTGGTTTCCATTTCCACGATCGCTTGATCGTTTCGTTTCTTGAACTCCTCAAACGTCCGCTTGAGGTCTTCATCGAATTTCTTCAACTGTGCTGCGTCCATGATAGGATCTCCTTATGCGTATTTCAAAAGATTTGGCTACTTAATCATTCACACTTTCACGGAGTTTCTTCAGACTGGCTTGAATGCTGGAGAATGCCCGTGTTTCTGACTCTGTTTCTTTGTCATTCAGATCAAGCAACGACCTGAACCGCGTGGCTTCGGCCTTTGTGAACTGACCTAACCTCAATTCATCACAGAGCTCTTCCACTGCCATTTTTCGCTTCTCCTGGTGGGCAACACCGATTAGCTCGGGAAGCTCGGCCAATTTGTTACGGCTCTCAAGCGGGAGTAGATTACCCCTTGAAAGTGTACGCAATTCATCAGCGGTGAAACTGGTTTCGGCCGCTAAGGATTCAATAGTTTTTTCAGCCTTTCGCATCTCCAGATTGAAAACGCTGGCCAATTCTTTATCCGCCATGATCGCGAATCTCTGTTCCCAGAAGTTCCCGATGAATTCCTTGGCCCATATCAAATACTGAGTATGGAAATCAGCCAAGGCCGCATCAAATGCGGCAATGATTTCATCGTTATCCATATCGCTCCACCAGATATCGGAAAGTGTTATGGATAAAGCACTCCTCAGGATCCAGCCCCGTTCATACAGCTCTTCCCCCTTAAGAGTCTCGTTGTAATCCGTGTCCCGGGTCAATTGTGGGATATTTGGACCGTCGTCCTGATTCTCCGGTTGATTCCCTTCCCTGGTCTCCGAACCCGGTGCACCATTATCGGCCGGCTGGATTGGGTCATTGTCCGGTTCTGTAAACTCCTCAGAGCGAAACCCCGTGATCTTGGCCTTCTCATTGGAGGCGAATGTCACGGGAGAGAACTCATACAGCTTTACTTCTGTAATATCCCGAAACTGTCCTTGGGGTTTATCCTGGAGAGTGGTGAATCCGATGGACAGGGTATCCACGACCTCCGCCTGGATATTCAGAGCGGTCTCATCGGCCCGTTTAACCCCGGCAGTGAGCTGGCCACGAACAAACAATCCGACATTGTCCTCTTTTATCTCCAAGGGCTTTCCGATCGGCTCATCAGTGTCATGATTGTAAAGGATTTTGATTCTGTCTGATCGCTCCTGCAAGGTCTTCTTAAAGGACCCTTTCTTGAAACGAGTTCCATGACTGTCCACTGAATCCCACACAACGGCATAACCCTCGAAGATTCCTTCAGAATCATCTTCACCGCCGACTGCGCGAACCTGCCACTTCTCCGGTACATAGTACGCTCTTGTTTGTTTCATTTTGATTCCCCTTTTCTCGAGTTTTTTCTTTGCTGCGTCCATTAGCCTGCCGGCCGCGTCGAAAACAGTGGTTGCTCCTGCCTGCGCTGCCCGAGTCCGGATTGCCCGCAACCCAGACATATAGACTTTACCGTTTTTGCCGAAAGGATACTTATAGTACGCTTTTGTTTCTTTATTCGCATCTGTATCCTTGCCCAAATGCCACTTAGCATAATTTTCCCAATCGTCCCCATCTGATCCCAACAGTTTGTTTCCGTCATCAGCCGAAAAGGACCAAGAAGCCGTGTCGTTAATCTTGTCCTGACTGATCAACGACTTTGCGAAAGTCTCTGCCTTCTTGAATAACTGGACAGCCATGTCTACAACCCCGTTTGACCTTGAATCTTCTGAATGGTGAAGGACATTGCACACCGACAATTCATCCGATCACTTACACTCATATTCGGGTCAAGCGGATATCTCGGCCCAATGATTGAGTCTCCCCGACTAAAAGTTCCATTGATCCCGACTGTCTCCCCGTTTCTGGCCACATGAGCTGGACGAACAACATCATCCCCGGCAGTAATCCATGTTTTATGAGTGGCCCCAACCATTTGACCTGACACAAACTGTCCCATACTCCCGGCTGTTCCTGTGATAGTCCGACTCAGCCCTAATGCTCGGGCAGATTCAAAAACCCCAGCATCGATGATCGCTTGTTGTAGCTGAGTAACAGATAAACCCTCGGTGATTGCACCTTCAACCTGTTCAATGATTACGGAAACAGTAGAGGGCTCAATGTGACTTAACTCTGTTAGAACAACAGATTCGTTTTCAAGATATTCTTCAACAGCTTCCCGAATTTCATTTTGAGTCTGCCGTTCTTCGATCAGAATCATACCAGCGGCCTTCTCCCCATATCCAAGAACCAATTCGTCATAAACAGGAACCCAGTCTTCTTTCCACGTATCTTGAAGTAAAAGGTCTGGGTGAATTTCCTGGACCCGGCCATATTGATCTGAACTATTCACAATTGCAGTGAAGATGATATCCTTTTGGTCGGACAAAAGGTCCTCTATCTGACTTGCCCATTCAGCGGACCAATCTTCTCGGGCCTGAGCTTCCGCTTCAATCATATCCCGGGTAAGAATAAACAGTGTAGCTTCTTCCGGGGTTTCAATATCATCTTCCCCTTCAGACCGATGCTCGGCAGTTCTGACTTCTCCCGTTTGTGGGACAGTAGGAAGCTTTCCCCCCGGATAGGAAATCCCCCAACCATCGAACTCATCAATATCGAATTTGAATACTTTATTCAACCTATCAAACGGGACACCCATTGTATACAGATTCTTCGCAGTCTTGCTTCGTTCCAACATAGCCCTCCTGATTGCAGGAACATCATTCAAGAAATACGTGATCTGTTGCCCCTCCCCCAATTCACCTCTGAATGAGAAATTGAAGGTGTCCTTCAGATCATCCAACAATGGAATTATCTTTTGAAACCAGAAAATAAGCTCACTGGTTTGGTAGTTATTATAAGTGGAAGCTTCCAATGCCCCGGCATATTGGGGTGGGATTCCAAAAATAATAAAGATTTCATTTCGGTTATCCAGCCGACTTCCACTGAAATCCATTTCTTGAGGAGTAGCCCCAATCCGGGTAAAAGTCGCTTCGGATCCAACCGCAGCTAGCTGTCTTGCACGGCCCGGTTTAGTAAATCGCTCGTTAAGTCTTTCTGAAACAGCATCGGCTTCATCCTGGTCAGCAAACTCTCTTTTGAAACTGAACACACCAGACAAGAGACCCATATTCTGCATTGCAGCTTTATTCCAATTCTTCTGGTCTGTATCCACATCTACTATTTTTCCTGCGGCCTGAAGCGGACTAATTCCCCAAAATGGATTTGCCGGATCCGTGTATTTGAAATGCAGGATTTCTGGCGGTTCCCACTTGACCTTTCGATCTTGGTCAAGAGCATAACCCTTAAGCCATTTGTCGATTTCCTTTGCAGGAACAGGATGAATTCGATCGGGACTGATCGGCCACAATTCCTGAGTCTCCCCTTGAGCTTGGACTTTGAAACTTGTTGCATTGCCACCAAGTTCTAACCACGAAATCCACAACTCAAACATATCCTGCCGACTAATCCATGGATTCGGGTTTTGGAGTAAATCATCGATGTGACTTTTTTCAACTCTGGCTTCTTCTTTATCAACCACACCCCATTGTACTGACGATCCGCTTTTTGCTGTTAAAGTGACAGCTCGATAAACCCAACCATTCTCCTTATATCCTTCCTTCACTGCTTTCCGAATC